TACATTGGCCACGCCAGTGTTGGCAGGCCTTGGTACTCCTACTAAACAGTTTAGTAGTTGCGTACTTATTAGGTCGGATGATGATCTGGACAGTATTTTCGCGTCCGGAGAAATGATGGCCAAGTATGCCAGCAAACGTGCAGGCATTGGATTGGAAATCGGACGCTTACGCCCATTGGGTAGTCCTATTCGAGGTGGTGAAATCATGCACACTGGCATGATTCCATTCTTGAAGAAGTGGTTTGGAGATTTAAGAAGTTGTTCGCAAGGAGGCATTCGTAATGCTAGTGCTACAGTTTTTTACCCTATCTGGCATCATCAGTTTGATGATCTTATTGTGCTTAAAAATAATCAAGGAACGGAAGAAACTCGAGTCCGTCATATGGACTATGGTGTTGTTTTGTCTGCGTTCTTTTGGCGCCGTTTTAAAAACAAAGAGATGATCACATTCTTTGATCCTAACGAAGTGCCTGACTTATATGAAGCATTTTATAAGAATACAGCCTTATTTGAAGAGTTGTATGTAAAATACGAAAAGCGTAAAGACCTGCGCAAGAAAACTATGAATGCCGAAGATGTATTCAAAGGCGGCATACTAAAAGAACGTACTGACACAGGTCGTATCTATCTAGTGTTTATCGACAATGTACAGAATCAAGGCCCATTTGATCCTGAGTACCATACAATTTACCAAAGTAACTTATGCTGTGAAATCCTATTACCTACTAAATCTTTCAAGCGTCTTGATGATGAGGACGGCCGCATTGCTCTTTGTACGCTCGGTTCGATCAACTGGGGAGCGTTCCGTAATCCAGAAGACATGCGCCGTGCTTGCCGCATTTTACAGCGTAGTCTGTGCAACATACTTGACTACCAAGATTTTCTAAGCATACAGTCTAAGTTAAGTAATGAAGAAATACAGCCATTAGGTATTGGCGTTACTAATCTAGCCTACTGGCATGCCAAGCGTGGCCTTAAGTATGGCGAGCGCGACGCACTACAAGACGTAAAGAGTTGGATGGAACACCAAGCATTTTATCTAACAGAAGCAACAGTAGAGTTAGCACGAGAGCGTGGTCCTTGTCTGCATAGCGCACATACACGATACGGCAAAGGTATCTTTCCTTGGGAATTACGTGCTAAAGGCGCAAATGAACTTGCAGACTTTACACCAGAACTTGATTGGGAAACACTACGTGGTAATATGAAGCAGTATGGTGTACGTAACGCTACACTAATGGCCATCGCGCCAGTAGAGTCTAGTAGTGTTGTTATTAATAGTACTAATGGAATAGAAATGCCTATGTCGCTTATTTCAGTTAAGGAAAGCAAAGCAGGTTCCTTTGTACAAGTTGTCCCTGAGTACCATAAGCTCAAGAACAAGTACCAACTTATGTGGGAACAAAAAGACTGCGACGGTTACTTAAAAACTAGTGCAGTCTTAGCGGCTTATGTGGATCAATCAATTAGTACAAACACGTTCTACAATCCAGCACATTTTCCAGGACGTAAAGTTCCAACTACATTAATTGCCAAGAACTTGATGCAAGCCCAACTATGGGGCTTGAAAACATTCTACTACAGTTTGATTAACAAAGCAGGTAGTAAAGCAGTAGAAGAGCCTACACCAGAGCAAACACAAATTAACGGTGTCCAAATAAACGGATATCACTATGACGAACTAGAAGACGACTGCGAAAGTTGTAAACTATGAGCTATAACTTTATTAGACAATTCATTACTGAAGGTAGACCGGCATCATTGAAAATAGATGCTCTACCTTACGGCATGAATGATTTGAGTCCTGCCATCTCTAAAGCAACATTAGATTACCATTACGAACATCTTGCTAAAACATACGCCAAACGTTACAATGCAGGCGAAGGCGATCCAGACTTTAATGAAGCTGGTGTGTTCTTGCATAACATATTGTTTCAACAGTATCAAGAGCCAAAAGATAGCAATGAACCAACTGGTGCAGTAGCAGAGTTAATTACAAAACATTACAAAACATTTGTTAAATTCAAAGACGAATTTGAAAAAGTAGCAATGGCAGTACAAGGCAGTGGTTGGGTTTATCTTGCTAAAGATGGTAAGATTAAAACTATAACTAATCATGAAATTAAAAAAGATATTGTAGTACTAGTAGACTGGTGGGAACATGCTTGGGCATTAGACTATCAATCAGAAAAGAAAAGCTATCTAAAGAATCAATGGAAGATTATGAATTGGGAACATATCAATGCTAGAAACATGTTGTGATATTTTAGTAGACGCATACAAGCGCAATTGGATCACCAGTAGAGATGGCAACATATCTATACGACATCACGATCGCGATCATTTCTATGTAACACCTAGTGGTGTGCGTAAACAGAATATGCAACCAGAGATGTTTAAGAAAATAGCTATAGAACGAACTATTAATAGTGGCCATGGTACTGGAATTTTTAATTATCATTGGCATGTTATTGAACAAACCGATTTATCTGGTAACTTAGAACCTACAGGCGAAATGCCTTTGCATTTTGGCTTACAGAAAGAACTGGGCCAGCATAAAGATGATGTTCGAGTGGTAGTCCATGTACATCCAACATATTGCATTGCGGCCATGCATGCCGGTATCGATTTAGGAACTATTAGCAATTCGTTTCCAGAATTGAATCGTTATACTAAGGTGGCACATAACGTAGGAGATGTTGCTCCTATTAGCGAGGAACTTGGCGAAGAATGTCATCGCAATTTAGGATTAGATCGTGACGGCAACATCAAGTTTGATATAGTAGGAATCAAAGGACACGGTGTTGTAGCTATTGGTAATACACCTTGGCGTGCCTACGAACATATTGAAAGATTAGAACATATTTGCAAGATATTACTTGCTTCAGGAAAATATTAATGAGTAAAGAACAATATAATTTAAAAACAAAGACAGACTATCTTAATCGTAAGATGTTCTTGGACCCAGCAGGCCCTGTAACTATTCAACGTTTTGAAGAAGTCAAATATAAAAAGATTGCAGACTTTGAAGCAACAGCACGTGGCTTCTTTTGGCAACCAGAAGAGATTAGTCTTACCAAAGACAGCAATGACTTTAAAGATGCTAGCGATGCTATTAAACATATCTTTACCAGCAATTTATTACGTCAAACAGCACTTGATAGTCTTCAAGGTCGTGGACCAACGCAGGTATTTACTCCAGTGTGTTCCTTACCAGAAGTCGAAGCTCTTATGTACAACTGGGGTTTCTTTGAAACAAACATCCACAGCAAGAGCTACAGTCATATAATACGTAACATCTATAATGTTCCTAAAGATGTGTTTAACACAATACACGACACTGAAGAGATTGTGAGTATGGCATCCAGTGTGGGCAATTACTATGATTCACTTCATGTTATCAATTGTCGAAAAGAATCTGGAGAGAAGATCAATGAACAAACACACATCAAGGCCATTTGGTTGGCTCTTAATGCTAGCTATGCCCTCGAAGCCTTCCGATTCATGGTATCATTTGCAACTTCTCTTGCTATGGTAGAAAACAAGATATTTATTGGTAATGGTAACATTATCAGTTTGATTCTCCAAGACGAACTACTGCACAAAGGATGGACTGCTTACTTGATTAATCAAGTGGTTAAGGAAGATAGCAGGTTTGCCGAAATTAAAGCAGAATGTGAACAAGAAGTATATAATCTATATATGGATGTTATCCGTGAAGAAAAACAGTGGGCGGACTATTTGTTTAACAAAGGCCCAGTTATTGGATTGAACGCTAACATTCTAAAAGACTTTGTAGACTATACAGCCGTTAGCGCACTTAAAGATATTGGTATTAAGTATAATAACCCTGCACCAAAGTCTACACCTATTCCTTGGTTCAACAAGCACGTTAACACAAGCAATAAACAAACAGCATTACAAGAAAGCGAAAGTACAAATTATGTCATAGGTGTTATGAGCGATGCTCTGGACTATGACGCTTTACCAGAGTTATAATATGATTACAGTATACAGTAAAAACAACTGCCCGTTTTGCGACAGGGCAAAAGCATTATTAGAAAGCAAAAACATTCCATTTAAAACAGTCATGATGGAAGAAAATCCAGACGCACGTGAGTTCTTAATGGATCAAGGTTTACGTAGTGTTCCACAGATTTTCAAGGACGGCGTTCTCCTACCTGGTGGCTATCAAGGCCTTGCAGGTAAAGACGAAGAATTTTTTAACACACTCAAAGGATAATATGTTAATTAACAAAGGAATTGCAGTAGGTGAAGTTGTAACAATTAAAACAACTGCGGGCGAAGAAATTGTCGCTAAACTAGTTGAAGAAAATCCAATGACTATTACAGTCAGTAAACCATTGGTACTAACCGCAGGACAAAAGGGTATTGCCCTAGTTCCCTTCTTGTTTACTACAGAACCAGATGCAGACATTCAAATTTCCCGTAGTACAATTATGGTACTTGCACCTTGCGGTAAAGACGCATCGGATACTTACATTCAAAATACCACCGGCATTAAACTATCATAAATATTACTATTAGGAGTTAATTATGCCAGTAACAGTGATACAAACAGTATTGCCAATAGGCGGCACTGGAACTTATACAATAACCGATACAACTGCGGCCGCAATTGAGTTACAGACGCTTGCTCTAGGGAGCTTGTTTGGCCCAACCGCGGCCGCAACTCCAGGATTAACTCAAATTGTTTCTGGACAAGCAGAAAGTATTAAATTAATAAACGAAAAAATGAGTACGTTAGCTGATAAACTTGAACAGCTATCTACTGCGGTAGGCGGTGTTAACAAAAGCCAAGCAGACGTTCTTACTGCTTTGGCAAATATGCAATTTACTTTAATAGAAACTAAAACTATTCAAACAATGGCATTCGCTGATCAATCGTATAATAATAAATTTCAACAAAACGCTACTAATCAAGCCCTTGCGGATGCTGGCAAGCCTGCTATTGAAGTTAAACCAGAAGAAATTGAGTCCGCAACAAAACGTTCAATTATTACAGTTGGCACAATAAATGGCCAAGTAGCGGCTACTAATATAGTACAAGAATATGTGATTAGCGGAATTACCAAAGGATATGCAATATCACAACAATGGATTGCTCAAACTGCGTTTGGTAAATTTGTACAAGATTATTATGCAGTGGCTAAAATTCAAACACAGTTATTGTATGCAGATGAAAAAACAGCACGTGAGCTTAAAGATCAGTTGAACGTAATTCGAGCAAGACGTACTAACCCAACAGCCGCATAATGCCAAATCGAGATACTGCTATTATAGATATTTCAACAATAACCGGCGGCGGCCATCTTGTGGGTAATGGTGCCAAAACGGTAACCATGAATGGCCATCCAGTTGCACTTGAAGGTTCTATATCTTCCACAGGGCATGCAGTATTGCCACCCGAAGCAGATCACCATGTCTATATCGAAGGGCGAAAAACAGCTCGCACCGGCAATGCTCTGGGCGACGGCAAGCGCATACAAGACACTGTTCCCAAAAAAACTTAATCAACTTGGTTGACCTTTATTTTTAGCCCCTGTACACTAGGTATAAGTACTTGGTACTTGCCTTAAAGGAGAAATATATGGCTACAAATAAATTCGCAGAATTCACTGCAATCATCGAAGCAATGGAAAGTGATTTTGAAAAGTTTTACGATAAAGAAGTTGGTGCGGCCGGAACTCGTGTTCGTAAGCATTGCCAAGATTTGGCTAAATTATGCAAAGACACACGTAACGATGTTACCGCAGTTAAGAACGCCCGTAAAGAAGTAAAATAATACTATAAATACTATATGGCATACAGCGACAAGGTCATCGACCATTATGAACATCCCCGCAATGTTGGATCATTTGCCAAAGATGAT